ATAACTGGTTCACAAGGTACTCAAGGTGTTCAAGGAACTACTGGATCACAAGGTGCCACGGGTACACAAGGTATTCAAGGCATAACTGGTTCACAAGGTACTCAAGGTGTTCAAGGAACTACTGGATCACAAGGTGCCACAGGTAGTCAAGGTGCCACAGGTAGTCAAGGTACTACTGGTACACAAGGTACTCAAGGTGTTCAAGGTATAACTGGTAGTCAAGGTGCTACTGGTTCTCAAGGTACTCAAGGTGTTCAAGGTATACAAGGTGTGCAGGGTACACAAGGTACTCAAGGTATACAGGGTATTCAAGGTATACAAGGTGTGCAGGGTACACAAGGTATACAAGGTTTGCAAGGTACTGGATATGCTGGTGTAACATCAACAACTTCTGCAACCCCAGCGAGCACTGGAACAATTACTTTAACTACTAATATTCAAGGTGCTTTTGCTACTGGTGATCGTGTTCGTGCAATCAATACAGCTAGTAATTTCTTTGAAGGTATTGTAACAATTACTACAGGAACAACATTTGCTATTGCTGCTGATTATAATCTTGGAACAACATTAGCATCATCTTGGACAATAACAAATACTGGTACTAGAGGTGTTCAAGGTACACAAGGTGTTCAAGGAACTACTGGTAGTCAAGGTACTCAAGGTGTTCAAGGAATAACAGGTTCTCAGGGAACTACCGGTACACAAGGCACTCAAGGTGTTCAAGGAACTACTGGTACACAAGGTACTCAAGGTGTTCAAGGAATAACAGGTTCTCAGGGAACTACCGGTACACAAGGTACTCAAGGTGTTCAAGGAACTACTGGATCACAAGGTGCCACAGGTAGTCAAGGTACTCAAGGTGTTCAAGGAACTACTGGATCACAAGGTGCCACAGGTAGTCAAGGTACTACTGGTGCTCAAGGTGCCACAGGTAGTCAAGGTACTACTGGATCACAAGGTGCCACAGGTAGTCAAGGTACTACTGGTGCTCAAGGTGCCACAGGTAGTCAAGGTACTACTGGATCACAAGGTACTCAAGGTGTTCAAGGACCACAAGGCACTCAAGGAACTACTGGTACTCAAGGAACTACTGGTACACAAGGCACACAAGGTTTAACTGGAACACCATTTGGTGGTGGAACATTCTCTGGTGATGTTTCTTTTGGTGGTAATACAATATCATACTTTAGAGAAGGTGCTGCAGCATATACAAACTCTGGTACTACATTTACATTAACATCAACAGATAATGTTCAAAGAATTACATTAACTGGAAATGTAACTATTACATTACCATCAAGTCAACCTGGTGGTACTGCAGTAAGAACATTTGTTGTTGTATGTAAACAAGATGTAACTGGTGGAAGAACAGTAACATTTGCAGCACCCTCTGGTGAAACTCTTGCTTACAATAACAGTGCTTCATTACCTGCAGCTGCTACCGCAGCAAGTAAAGTAACAATATATGTTTGCACTAAATTTAATTCAGATACAGTGTGGTACATTTCTCAATCATTTATACAAGTATAATTAGAGATATAAATAATGCAGTAAACATAATGAAAGGTGATTTGATATGCAAGATGATATTATTTTAGAGAAATTAAAGTTTGAGATTGAACCGTTACTAGTAGATTCAAAATTAACAGGGGGTACTGGATTATTAAACCCCTCGTTATTTTTCTCTAATGGTAAATTGATGGTAAATGTTAGGCATGTTAATTATAACTTATACCATTCAGAGAATGAAAAGGTATCTCTCTTTTACGGACCATTAAATTATCTTCATCCGGAAGATGATATAACTTTAACCACAAACAATTTCTTGTTAGAGTTAGATGAAAATTACAAAACAGTTAGTTGTAAATATGTTGAAACATCTAAATTAGATGTAAGACCACTTTGGGAATTTATTGGTCTTGAAGATGGTAGATTGTTTAATTGGGATGATAAAATGTATCTATGTGGTGTTAGACGAGATACAACACCAAATGGACAAGGTAGAATGGAATTATCTGAAATTACAATCTCTGGTGATAAAGTAGAAGAAATTTCAAGATTTAGAATTCCTGCACCACTAAAAGATGATAGTTACTGTGAAAAGAATTGGATGCCAATTTTAGATTTACCATATCATTTTGTTAAATGGTGTAATCCTATTGAAGTTGTTAAAGTTGATCCAATAACAAAAACATGCGAACAAATTCATCATGGAGAATTTACTCCAGGATTCAAAGATTGGCGTGGTGGTTCACAAGTGTTTACATGGAAAGATAACTATTGTGCAGTAGTTCACGAAGTAGATTTACTTAAAACAGAAATTGGTAATAAAGATGCAATCTATAGACATAGAATTATAGTTTGGGATAAAGATTGGAATCGTATTAAGACATCTAAACCATTTTCGTTTATGGATGGCAAAATTGAATTCTGTTGTGGTGGTGCAGTGCATAACGGTAAGTTTATATTAACATTTGGGTTTCAAGATAATGCTTCGTATATTGTAGCATTTGATGAAAATGACATGGAAGATTACATCAATGGATAAGCAAAAATTATTAGATTATATTAAATATCGTGACGATGAAAGTTGTTTTGCATTAGCACAAGAATACCATAAAGAAGAACAATATGCGGCTGCCATTTCATTCTATATGAAATGTTGTGAAAAAACTGAAGATAAAAATTTAGCATATGAATGTATGTTAAAAGTTTCTTTATGTTTTATGAGACAGGGAAGAAGAGAGTTTAGTACCAAGTGTTTACTTCAGCAAGCAATTTGGCATTCACCTACAAGACCAGAAGCATATTTCTTATTAAGTAGATTAATGGAATGGCAAAGACAATGGTTTGAATCATATAACTATGCAACTATTGGTATAGCAATATGGGATAAATCAGTAGCGCCATTAAGAACATGGGTTGAATATCCTGGTGCATATGGATTGTTATTTCAAAAAGCAATATCGTCTTGGTGGTGTGGCAAAACAGATGAATGTAGAAAATTGTTTCAAGAAATTATAATTAATCACGGCAATGATTTAGATGAGGCACATGGTCGTGCAGTTCAATATAGTGTTACTCGTATTGGATTAAGAAAAGAAGATGCATTTAATCCATATGATAAAAGTAAACAACCTGCATTAAAATTTAAGTTTACTGGTAGTGAAAATATTGAACAAAACTATTCACAATGTTACCAAGATATGTTTATTCTTACAATGTTGAATGGAAAACGAAATGGAAAATATTTTGAAGTAGGTGCTGCTGATCCATATTATGGTAGTAATACTGCATTGTTAGAAAAAGAATTTGGTTGGACTGGACATTCATTAGAAATCTTAGACCATGAAGTTGCTAAATTTAGAGAACATAGAAGTAATCCAGTTCATCATGTTGATGCTACCAAAATCAATTATAGAACATTTTTACGTTCATTGAATATGGGTAATGATTTTGATTATCTACAATTAGATTGTGAACCACCTTCAACAACATTTGAAATACTTTTAGGTATTCCATTTGATGAATTTAGATTTGCAGTTATCACATTTGAGCATGATTACTATACAGATATCACTAGGTCATACAGAGATAAATCACGTAAATATTTGTTATCGCAAGGATATGAATTGGTTGCCGCAGATATTGCACCTAACAATTGGGCAAGTTTTGAAGATTGGTGGGTACATCCAGATTTAGTTGATAGAGAAACAATTGATAGAATGAAATCTGTTACTGGACAACCGCAACATTGTGAAAAATATTTAATTAATGTTTGATTTGGTTGATTTTTGCCATATTAATATTCTTATATTATAAATAGACAATACTATTATAGGTAAAAAATATGGCTATAACCTCAAAAACAGAATTTAAAGAATATTGCCTTCGTAGATTGGGTCATCCCGTTATTGAAATTAACGTGGATGATGACCAACTTGAAGATCGTGTGCAAGATGCTTTACAGTTTTGGCAAGATTATCATTTTGATGGTACTGAAAAAATCTTTATGAAACATAAAGTTTCAGCTGATGATATGGCTCGTGGATGGATTTATTGTCCAGATCAAATTAGTTCTGTTATTAGTGTATTGCCATTTGATAATTCAACATCATCTGTAAATATGTTTGATATGCGGTATCAATTACGACTACATGATCTCTATGACTTTACATCAGTATCTTATGTGTCATACGAAATTACAATGCAACATATTACTACATTAAATATGTTGTTTTCTGGTATGCCTCAATATAGATTTAATCGTCATCTAAACAAATTATTTTTAGATATTGATTGGTCTAGAGATGTAATGGAGGGAGAATATTTGGTAATGGAATGTTATAGAAAAATATCTCCTTCATTAATATCTATAGATGGCACTGCAAGTTTTCAATATGGTAATACTACAGTTACAGGAACAAATACAACATTTTTGAGAGATATTATAATTGGTGATGAAATTAATTTTATTGTTGGAACTAATGCTAGGCAAGTAAGAAGAGTTGTAGCAATTGATTCAGAAACTTCTTTAAATGTTGCAACAGCATTTACTGCTACCAATACAGCATCAACAATTACTAAAGATGGTGTAGGTCAAGCTTGGGATGATAGGTTTTTAAAACAATATGCTACTGCAAAAATTAAATACCAATGGGGTTCTAATTTAAGTAAATTTGCCGGTATACAATTACCTGGTGGAGTTACATTAGATGGACCAAGAATTATGCAAGAAGCACAAGTAGAAATTGATAAAATAGAAGAAGAAATGCAATCTTACAATGTATTACCAAATGATATGTTTATTGGATAATGGCAACTAACTTCTATTTCAATAATTTTCCAGTAAGTCAAGTAACAAGTGAGCAATTGCTTGTTGAAGATTTAGTCATTGAATCTTTGCAAATCCATGGCATGGATGTTTGGTATATGCCGTTTTCTTCAAGAGATGGTATTGACCATTTATATGGAGAAGATCCTTTAACAACATATCAAACTGCAATTCAAATTGAAATGTATCTTGAAAATGTTAGTGGTATGGATGGCGAAGGTGACTTTATTTCTAAATTTGGTTTAGAGATACGTGATGAATTAACTTTATTAGTATCTCGCCGAAAATTTCTTAATTCAGTGAGTAATTTAATTCGTCCAAGAGAAGGTGATTTAGTTTATATACCATTATTTCAAAACTTTTTTGAAATAACATTTGTAGAACACGAAAACAATCAAGCAATGTTTTATACATTAGGTCGTGGTCGTGGTGGTAATGTTTATGTTTATGCATTAAAGATGAAACAGTTTGTATTCTCTGAACAAATTATTTCTACAGGTGTGCCAGAAGTTGATGCACAAATAGTTGATAATTATAAGAGAACAGAACTCAAACTTTTATCTGCAAATAGTTCGGGCAAATATATTTCTGGTGAATATGTATATCAAGGTGATACATTAAATACTGCATCAGCACAAGCAGTAGTATATTCATTTGCCAGTGCAAACACTTCAAATATAATATTAACAGTTATACAGACAAAAGGTACATTTGCTAATTCTGCTAATGTTATTGGCGTTTCAAGTAATGCTCATTTCAACCTATCATATGAAGATGATTCAACACAAGTTAATAATACTATCTTTGAAGATAATGCTGATAATACTTTAATACAAAATGAATCAGATGATATTATTGATTTCACTGAACATAATCCATTTGGAGAAGCATAATGTTAGGCAATCAACATTTCTATAATAGAACAATAAGAAAAATTGTTGTTGCCTTTGGTACATTATTTAATGATATCAAATTGATACGATATAGTAATGATCAATTAGATGAATATGAAACAATTAAAGTGCCATTATCATATGGTCCAAAAGAAAAATATATTACGAGATTAACAAGTGATCCAACACTTACCAAATCCATTTCTACTTCTTTACCAAGAATGAGTTTTGATATGGAAGGTATGACTTATGATTCTACCCGTAAAAAAGCAACTCTACAACAAAGTTTCTATACAAACACAACAACTAAAAGTTTCAATAGTCAATATGCTCCAGTTCCATACAATTTTGATTTTTCACTTTCAATCTATGTTAGAAATATAGAAGATGGTACACAAATCATTGAACAAATATTACCATATTTTACACCAGATTTTACAGTTACTTTAAATTTTATTCCTACTATGGGTAAAAAATATGATATGCCAGTTATATTGAATAGTGTAAATCATAGCATAGATTATGAAGGAGATTTTTCATCTACCCGTATGGTAATTTGGACATTGCAATTTACTGCAAAAGCATACATATTTCCTGCAGTTGTTACTAATACTAAGTTAATTAAATCTGCAAATACAAATATTCATATTGATACCGAAAGTAAAACTGGTGGGACGTATTATGTAGATTATGCTAATGGTCATCATCAGTTTATTCAAGGTGAAGTTATTCGTTTATTAAATAGAGATTGGAGTGGATATTTAGAGTATTTTAGTAATAATAGCACAGGTCAAATACAAGTAACTCATGCATCAGGTGTGCTAAAAGCAAATGATAGAATACAAGGTGATGATTCTGGTGCATTATATACCGTTTCTAGTGTTGTATTACAACCACAACTTATGACTACAATACTTACACGACCAGATCCTTCTTCAGCAAATGCTACAGATTTTTATGGGTTTACTGAAACCTTTACAGAATGGCCTGAAACTTTATAATGAAAACTTTAGAAAAAAACTTATCAGAAATATTTGAAATTGAACCTACAGAAAAAATAGTAGAAGAAGTACCTGTAGTTATATCTATCAATAATGATGTTGAAACAGACTTTAATATTGCCAGAACAAACATCAATTCACTATTACAAAAAGGTAATGTTGCTGTTGATAATTTATTAAATGTGGCAAAAGAAACTGAACATCCAAGAGCATATGAAGTTGCTGCTAACTTAATTAAAACATTGGCAGACTTGAATAAAGATTTATTAGATATACAAAAGAAAAGAAAAGAATTAAACAACAATCAACCAACATCAGAAAAAACCGTTATAGATAAAGCAGTATTCATCGGTTCAACTACAGAGATGGTAAAATTAATTAGGAGTAGTAAGTAATGGATCAACTAATTGAACAACTAAAAGTAATCTTAGCAACTAACTTTTGCCTTTACTTAAAGACACACAACTATCATTGGAACATTGAAGGTAAAGATTTTCCTCAATATCATTCTTTTCTTGATGAACTCTATAATGCTATTTGGATACAGACAGATGATATTGCAGAACATCTAAGAAGATTAGATTCATATGCACCAGGTTCATTATCAAGATTTCAAGAGTTATCAGATATACAAGATGCAACAACAATACCAATGCCTTTATTAATGATGGCAGAAATAAAAAATGATAATGATAGATACATTTATCATCTTCGTGCAGGTATTGTTGCAGCCGATCAAGCAAATGAACCAGCAGTATCTAATTTCTTACAAGACTTATTAGGTAAACATCAAAAACATGCATGGATGTTGAGAAGTATTATTAAGTAATGCAAGGTTATCTAGGTAATCCAAAACTAAAACCAACAGGGGTTGAGTTATCATACACTGAAGAACAAGCAATAGAAATTGCAAAGTGTATAGATGATCCTGTTTACTTCATTAAGACGTATGTAAAAATCGTCAACGTGGATCGTGGTCTTATTCCTTTTGAGATGTGGCCATTTCAAGAAGATATGGTTAGAAATTTTCATAAGAATCGTTTTAGTATTTGTAAGATGCCACGGCAAGTAGGTAAAACTACAACATCTGCAGGTTATATGTTATGGTGTGTATTGTTCAAAGAAAACTTTTCAGTTGCAATTCTTGCCAACAAAGGTAATCTTGCACAAGATATTTTAAGTAGAATACAATATGCATATGAATACTTACCACTTTGGTTACAACAAGGTATTGTAGTTTGGAATAAAAGAAGTTTAGAATTAGAGAACGGTTCTAAGATTGCCGCATTTGCAACATCAAATTCTGGTGTTCGTGGAGGAACATACAACTTAATCTTTCTTGATGAGTTTGCTTTCGTTCCACAAAATATGGCAAATGATTTCTTTACATCTACATATCCAGTTATCTCTTCAGGTAAAACAACAAAAGTAATTATTGTATCTACACCTTATGGTCTAAATCATTTCTATAAGATGTGGGTAGATGCAACAGAGAAACGATCATTATATACTCCACTTGAAGTTCACTGGTCAATGGTACCAGGCAGAGATCAAAAGTGGAAAGAAGAAACAATACGAAATACTAGTGAAGAACAATTTCAACAAGAATTTGAAACTGAATTCATTGGTTCATCTGCAACATTAATACCTGGCATTATATTAAGACAATTAGCATTTAGAGATCCATTAAGTTCTATTGAGGGATTAGATATACATGAAATGCCAAGATCAGATAGAACCTATGTAATGACTGTAGACTGTGCAGAGGGTGTAGGTCAAGACTATTCTACAGTTGCAGTTGTTGATGTAACAGATATACCCTATAAACTAGTGGCAAAATATAGAGATAATAACATTGCACCTTTACTCTTTCCTACTATCATATATAATATAGGACAAAGATATAATGGTGCATTTCTGTTGGCAGAGACTAATAATGTAGGTCAACAAGTTGTTGACATTTTACATTATGAATTAGAATACGAGAATATATTCAAAATACAGAAACATGTAACAAAAGGTCAGCATTTATCTGCTGGATACAAGAAAGCGGTATCATTTGGTATAAAGACCACAACACCTGTTAAGAAGATTGGTTGTGCAAACTTAAAGACTTTGGTAGAAACAAAGAAACTAATTATTGAAGATTTTGATATTATATCTGAGTTAAACACATTTGTCAAGGTAAGAGATTCATATGAGGCAGAAGAAGGTAATCATGACGATTTGGTGATGGCATTAGTTCTATTTTCTTGGTTAACATCACAAACTTTCTTTAGAGAGACTACAAATTCTGATATCAGACGTAGATTAATGGAAGAAAGTAAGATGCATTTAGAAGATGAATATATGCCAATAGGTATTTTTGATGATGGAAAAGAAGAAGAAAAGATGTATGATGGTGAGGACATATGGACTGTAGCGAAGAATCGTGGTTATATGCCTTCAACATTCTAAAATTATAAATATACTATAAATTGAGTTATAAATTCCATGAATATAAAAAGGAGAAAATAACATGGCTTTTCAATTATCACCAGGAGTTCTGGTCTCCGAAGTAGAT